GCGGATGGGGCGGGGCGGGGGGGGGGGGGGGGGGGGGGGGAGCCATATCTGACAATTCAAAATTACCTGCTTGTCCTGCTGCTACCGCTTTATCTAAAACTTCACCAATTTTATCTTCACCAATATCGAATTGTTGCATAGCTGAAATGGCAATTTGGGCTAAGTCCTCGGCACTTGCTCCTGTACCTACCGCTGCTTTTTGTAAAGTTGGCAATAATTTCATTGCCGTATCAGCTTTAACAGAACCAGAAGCCAGCATTTTATCCAATGCATCAAGTGCTTCTTCTTTCGTCCCCCCTCCAGTTTCTACCGCACTTTTCACCGCATCATGTAATTCTTTCTTTCCTGAAATTCGCCCAGCTACGTCGCGGTCGGAGAAGGCAGTATTGGATACCATTGCCAAGCGTCGGTCATAGTCCATTTCCTTTTTCATGGGTTGCGCCATTACCATAGCTCCAGCCGCCATGCCTGCGCCCACACTGGCAATGGCAGTTCCAACATTGCCTAATCGTTGCCCCCAAGAGGTTTTCCCCATTTCCGCATTAAGCCCGGCAATTTTTGAGCGCGTCGCTTCAGCCGCACGCGCTAATTCTCGACTAGTGGCTGTGCCACTACGTTTCAATCGGTTATAAGCGGCAATGGTATGATTAATTTCTTGTTGGATTTTATGTTCACTTCGCACACCTAACGTTTCGCGTGCACTTGCCATTGCCTTTGTGCTTTGCTTAATCTGCGATTGCGCTCGCTGAAACACTCGGCTTGCCTGATCTCGTGCTTTTAGCGTCAACGCTAAATTCAAGTCAGCCATTTTTAAACCCTCTTTAAACTCATTTTAAATCCACAAAAAAAGGGGCTTACGCCCCCTTAGTTTTACGACGCATAAGGTTGTAATGCACCGTGTTGCCTTTTTCTGACTGAGTTTTAATACCTTGAGAATGTTGCCAACTTGCCACCCACGCAGCAACTTCAGCGTGACACATTGCTCGTACTTCTTCAGCAGTAAACCCAAATTTAGCCAATAAAATAACCGCACTTCGGTAATTCTTCTCGGCATCAAACACACCGTAATGTTGTTTTATTCGGTTTCGGCTTTGCTCGGGTTTTCCCCAGCGTCGATGTGCTTTTTTCTCAGTTCTGCGATAGCTTGCGTAATCAGCACATAATCATCCGTGGCAAGGTTATCCAGTAAAAACTGTGGCGTGAGCTTATCTTGCGCAATACCGATAATATCAAGCTGTTCAGATAAATAAGCTAAATCCACGAGCATTTGCTCAGCTTTCGTCAGTTTTTCTTTCTCATCTAAACCAAGCTCGGCGACTTTCTCAAGGGCAGCGCATTCACCGCCCAAAGTAAGTAATCGCACGTCAAAGTCAAAATGACGACGATCACCATAAGGTATACCAAGCAATAAACGCATTATTCTTTCACCTCTTTAAGCGCATTCATCTGGATATCAATAACGGCTTCGTTATCCACCGTGTATTTCTCGCCTACTTGGGTAGTAAAGCAGCCAAGATAGGACGTGCGCTTATCTTCTTGATTAAGCGGATATACCGTGATTTTCGCATCACTGATACCAGCCCAATCAATCTCCGAACTATCAATCGGCAGAGCGGCAGTCACTGAGAGCTCCCAGGTCGTAATGCCTTTAGCAAAGCCACGTGCACGCCCTTCAGAGTTCATAGTTTTTACTAATTTTCGGCCAGTTTGTTTTGTGACATTTAAATCGGTAATTTCAAATTCAACGCCATTTACTTCTAACACAGCCATTCCAGCATATTTTTCAGACATTTACGCCCCCTATAAAATTAAATCAATTCGGTTAGCTACGATGTGCAAGCCATTTACCACATCCGCTGGAATTGCCGTATCTAAACGATTTGGATCTTGGCCATTGCGAACAACAAGCAATTTACCCTTGTTCGCATCCACATTTTCTAAAATCTCTTGTTGCTCTAAACGATAGAGCACATCAAGGATTTCTGACCGCACTTTTGGTGGGGTGCGATTAGATAATTTCGCACGTGGGAAACGTAATGCAATACGCTGTTCAATGGCTTTACGCGTATAGTCCAGTGTGCGAATTGTGGTTAAATCTAACCATGCTGGATCATCTACATTCGCCGGTGACTTGGTATAAGTCGTAATTGCACGCATAATTTGCACACGATTATTTACCACTGTAATAGGGGTTAAACCGTGGAATAACGCCTGATTGACTTCGGTTTTTAACGGTGTTTGAGTGGCATCAACAGGGGTTAAACCTTTAATTTCAAGTGTATTTAACGGTTTAGCTGGGTCTTCTTCGCCTGCAATAACCGCCCCATATCCCGCAGCGATTAACGCATTTGATTCCACCGAACCTTTATACCAACCCACTGTAATACGGTTAGCATTAATTTTCTCAGTATAAGTGGTACCGCTTGCCAACGTGCCATTAAAACCTAATACGCCAACACCCGGTTTTTTCTCAACAGGACTTGCTACCGACTCTAAATGTTCGCGCAAGGCTTTCGCATTTTTATCATCCGCAAAAGGGGATATAATCACGTGATAGTGCTGACCAGCTACAGATGCTAATGCCGCCGCTAAATCGGCATTTTCGGCACCATTTGCAAGAGCAGAAACATTCACCGCCATATCATTTGCGCTTAATGTGGCATTGACACTAATCTCATTACCAATTTCGCCTTTACATTTTGCGGTAAGCGTCACGGTACCTTCATTGACTGTCGCACTGACAGGACAATATTCGCCCGCATTAATCACTGCATTTAAACGGGTGGCAATGTTGGCGGCGGTTTCCGATTTAGCGATTGCCACCGCATAATCAAGACCACCAATGATAACTTTAAGCATCCCTGCATTGCTTGCTGTGCCTGTTAGCGTAATGGTGCCAGTTGCCGCTACACCCGAATCACTATCTTTTAAACCAATCACCGTTAAACGGATCATGGCATTATTTTGGATAGCAATGCGCGCCATTAAGTGAGCCCAAGATCCTGCACCAAATGTATTTTTTGCATCGACATCCGAATAAATCGGTGTCGGCGCGCTAAATGATTTTGTTGCATTTAACATCGGCGCCACAATTAAGACATTTTGCTCATTTGTTGGCAAAGTACTCACTGCATTGCGTGAGTTGTATTCTGTATAAACGCCCGGTTTACGAAGACTCGTCGGGATATTATCAAAATCAATATTCGTTTCAGCCATTGTCTTTCTCCTGTTCTTTGCGTGAACGTGTTTCTGTGATTACAATCAAATCGCCATCATTAATACGGCGTTGATAATAAATCGACGGCTCTACCTCTACCGGTACTTCTTCAATATAGGTATAAGGCTGATGTTCCATCGGCACCTTAATGCCTATTGCTGCTTTCACTTTCATTTTGTGTCTCCACCTCAAACGGCACTTTAGCACCGCTTATTGGGTCATAAATGTTGTTACCTATACGTTCTAACATCGGATCTGGTGGCGATAGCTCACCATGATAATGCGTAAACAGATAATCAGGATTTTTGCTATCCTGCGTCATTTCAGGATAACGACCATCTTCTAACGGGCTTAAATCGTCATAGACTGCGTCATACTCAATCGCATAAGCCGTTATCGCCCCACCTTTAAAAGTGGCATTATTAAAAAGCGTACGCACCCTTGTCGGTTTCAGTGGCTTGACTAATTTCCCTAAGGTTTGCGCATCTAACAAACGGCGTACTGCTGTAATCAACTGATTAACGCCCACCTCTCGTTTATCTGCTCCGCCTTGTCGTGCAGCAATATTGCTACGCAAGCTATTTACTGCCACGATAATGACAAAGTTTGCTGTGGATTGATGTCGTTTCAAATTGGTGCCCATACGTTCGATACGTGCGCCCCCAAAAGTGACTAAACACATCGGCAAACGTGATGTCCCAAGACTTTCATCATCGAGCTCACCACCATAGCTTTTCACGGTGTTGGCAAGCTGTCCCAAGCCGCGTGTCAAGCGGTCAACCAGTGCGTTTTCAATTTCGGTTATCACGGCCAAAAATCCTGTTTTTCGGATTAGTAAAAATCACGCCATTGTCGTGTTCGTTGGCATCATTATTCTCTGTAGGTGGCAACCCAAGTGAAATCTTACCCACACTAATATCCTCAAGTTCTTTTAAACTTAATTTATAGCGTGTAATAATTTCCTCTGTAATCGTCACATGAGACATACTCGCTAAACGATAACGTGCCAAATCACAACAAAGTCGCACTAAGTTTTGTGGCACACTCACAAGAGGGAGGGTATAACGTGCTGCCAAATAACCATCAATTTGGCTTGAGCTGTCAGACAATGCGACATCAAGCAAATTGTCATTAACTTGCCCAGTCAAATCACGGTCGGTCAGTTCAATGGCTTGCACTTCCCCCACGCGTAACACAAAATCTTCTGCACTGGCGTAATGCATCACTCATCCTTATTTATCGCAGATGGGAATAAGTTCTAACCAGGGATCTTCAGCAAGCATAATGACTTGCTCACCCGTCAAGTTTTCAACTGGAATTTCCACCGCACTTTCTTTGTTAAAACGATAACCACAGCGACCATAAGAGGCTTGCGGATGAATTGCACGTAACGTCACCGCATAGGCAATAGGGTTAATTACCTCACCGCCTTCTACCAAAACATCAGATGTGTTTTCTGCAGTTTCATCTTGCGTCTCAGCTTTTACTTCATCTTGCTGTTCAGCGTTTGTTTCATCTTGCAGTTCGCTGCCTTGTTGTTCAGCGTTTGTTTCATCTTGCTGTTCGCTGTCTTGTTGTTCCTTTGCCATTTTTGCTCCTAAAGGGCGATTGCTCGCCCTTATTGATGGTTATTCCGCAATGATTTGTGGAGACACAATCACTTTTAAACGACCTTTTAAGATATTAGTCGTGCCGTTAATTAATTCACCTTCGCAGATTTGACGTGCTTTGAATTCAAGTGCAGGTGGCACTAAAATCACATTCGGACGAATGTTCAATAACTTGCCACCGTCACCTTTTAAGGATTGCATTTGGGCAATGACTGCCATAATGTTTTCCGCAGTAAGTTCAGTTTTCTCCACACAGTGCGCTAACTGCCAAAAACCAAAACCGGCTGCACCACGAGCACGTACACCCCATTCGTAAATATCTTCGTTAAATACGGTGTCAGACTTTGAAGGATCAAATTTCGTTTCAATTTCTGGCGCAGTGCGTTCTTGCCAAATTAACGGTTTAATCGCATTGGTGGTGTCGAAAAGATAGAATGTTGGCGCACCATCTTTTGTACCAGTCGTTAAGTTACTTTGCTCTTTACTTGCACCTGTACCATCCACATTTGGGTAAACCGGGTGATCAGTATCAAAGTAATTTTGGCCGTCATAACAAAGCGTGGTTTTACCTGCTTTTAACAAACCAAATACCAAATCATCAGGCAATTCAGCCGCACTTTGTGCCGCCTGTTGCACCATTGGACGGAATAAACCTACTTGGTCATCTTCAATATCGGTACGAGGGATACCCACCGTGCTTTCGTAAAGTTTGTTTTCAATGCTGGTGCCTTGTGCTTGCATTGCTTTACGCTGACGTTTATTTACCCATTCCACCATTTTCGGGAACTGACCTAAGAAACCATAGGTGTTCACTTTGGTGTTAGAGGATACCTTCATTGCAATTAAGTCCCACTGCGGTTTAATTAAACCTAAACCTGCAGCAAAATCTTTTTTAAACTGGGTTTCAATTGCCTTTAAAACTTCTGATTTTTTAAAGCTCATTATTTTTGCTCCTTATGTTCTGCCATAAATTCCGCTTCAGTCATACCAAGCGCACGTGCTGCCGCTTGTTCAGCCGCACTTAACGCCGCCACTTTCTGCTCTGGATCGTCTTTTGCTTGTGGCTCACCACTTAATGCGGCCATTGCAGGTGCTTTTTCTAAGTAAGCACTTAATGCCTCAACAGATAAACTTTGCGCCCAATCTTTTAATGCTGGAGCCAGTTTGCCTTGCGATAATGCCGCTGTGATTAATGTCGCTTTCTTGTCCGCTTCTACAGATGTTTTAAGCGCATTAAAATCAGCCTGTAATGCAGCCACCTGATCGACTGGCACAAATTTAGCAGGATCAGGGTTGCCCACTTGTGTGGATAACGCCGCTACCGATTGTTCTTTTTCAGCTAATTTTGCGTAAACATCTAACACGTCCACAGTGCTATCGCCTTTAGCTGCCGAAAGTGCGGTCACTTTCTCCGTAATGTCAGCCTCACTTGCATCTGCTTTTAAAGCAAACAGTGCGCATAATGCTGCCAATAATTTTTTATCCATTGGATTGTCCTCTTGTAATAAATTCACGCTGGCTGCCACCATCGCTTCATCCATGCCATCTAAAGCAGGCGTATTGGTTAATGCAGCATGAAAGATCTTGCGAACATAGCCGTCTGTGTCGTAAGCAAACACAGCCGAGATATAACGATATTCGCCATTTTTGATATAGTCCGCGGCTTTATCAGTCCAACGCACATCAGCAAAAATCCCTTGTGGGGTAAAATAGAAATATTCCATCCAGCCCGCACTTGGTGCTTCTTTGCCGTTTTTTAGGGAGTGAATAATTTGGTGTTCATAGTCAATAGGAAGAGGATTACGTTGATTATTTGCCAACGCCACCACATCCGCGCCATTTGTATCTGTTACATACCATGCCTCCACATCGGTTGGTCTGCCGTCTGTGGCGCGAAATTTGCCATAAGGTAAAAGTTGGATACGACCATACTTCGCCTTGTCAATTTCAAAACTACAAGCGGCAACTGTTAATTTCATCTGGAAACCATCCTTAAAAACTCAATCTAGGATGGCAGAATATCGAATTGAACGAGATAACAAGAGATGACTGGCTTCAGCGCAACCAAATAATTTGAAATTTTAGACAATGAGGAACAAGCCTCACATTAAAGACGTGAAAGATTGAATGATTGAAAACAACCCAAACCCATTTTAAAACGCTTTAAAACCGTTTTAAATTGTTTTAAAAATTTAAAGATGAAATCTTATACCCTGAAAGTAAAAAATCGCCCTACGTGCGATTTAGGGCGATTTTCTGATTTATTTAATTAAGCGTTGGAAATAGCCTTGCACGTCTTCCAAAATATCTGCCTTATCTTGAGGTGTTAAAGCCAAAAAAGGACGAGCCGGAATTTCTACTTTACGACCTCGCCCAGCTTTCCCGCCGAATTGATGAATGGCCGCGTAAGGCTCATTCGTCCCAACAGTTGCCATATCATTGCTGTAGTCAGACGTAATGCTCCCCATCAAGTTTTCGGTATCGACCAACGGTGTACCTTGACGATATTTCAGCCCCAGCCATTTAGGACGCCCCCCAACATCAAAATTTTGCAGCACAGCGGATTCCATTGTCCCCGCAATACTTCGCATTAACGGAGCTCGATGAGCGGTGGCTTGTGCAAGGCGTTCTAGTGCCGATGCAATTTCTTGTGCGTTATTGATTTCAATGTCTATCATAATCGTTGATTTTTAAAATTTAAGGGGGTATAGTCGTCAAGCCACTAGAAAAGCGATGAATCTCGAGGATCGCAAGCGATAGGTTGAAATAGTACCTTGGACTGTGTGCGGTGGGTTCGAGCCCCGCCTAGTGGCTTATTCTTTAAATGCCTTTTTCCATTGCTTATCACTCACCAATCTGAACGATTGCACAAAAATTTCGTTTTCTCGACTTAAAACTTTCAATACAGCTAACAATTTCTTACCATTTACATCTTTATAAAATTGGTAGCCGAATTCATCTACAATAATTTTATCCGGTGAATTGACAATATCCGGCAAATCCGCATATTCATCAATCCCAAAATCTTGCCCATCACGACTATTAAATTGCTTAATTAAAGTATCATCAGAAAGCCACACTGTGCCAGTTTTGCTTTTCAATAAATCCTTACTTTCCGCACTCAAGACACCTGCTGCAAATTTAAAATTTTTGGTAAGACTATCTCGCACCTGTAACATTTGATCAGCAGTGAGTTTTTTTCCATCTGGGCTGAGCGTTTGTTTCATCTCCGCCACATACTTTGCCAACAATTCAAAATTGTGCTTAAACTCCCCACCTTTCATTTCAACCGTCGCAAACGCATGCGCCAGTTTTTCAGGATAAAGATCCAAATTAGGCTTGTAGTTTAATCTCCCCACATTGTAATCAAAGCCTTTATCCGTCACACGTACCGTGCCATCAGGTAATTTAAAACCTACCGTCTTTTCACGATTACCTTGCTTATCCGCAGGGCGTTCTACTTCCACCAAAAATTCAGAACTATCGTCAGGCTTATCAATCCCACGGCGTTTCAAATCTCTATCGCCTAACGCAATCACCGTACAGCGACAATTAAACCCATTAGGCGGGTAGAATGTCGCCCAAAACGGATCATCATAACGATACACCTTACCGCTCAATGCTAAATGGGCAGGGCGAGTACGCGCATCACCCACGGCGGAATATTGCCAATAAGGGCGATTATCCACGTTATCACGCAAGCGTTGATAACGCGCAGCCGAATAAGCTGACTGCATATTGACACGATAAATCGTATTTAACCGACGCGGCGTGCCAAAATATTCCCCTGTTTTTGGATCTGCCAGTAAATGCCCATCAATACCACGAATAGACGGATCTTTCCCAAAAATCCAGCCTTTACGTTCAAATTCACTCACCAGTTTTTTTTTCCAAGCGTGAAAGCCTTTGCCCTCACGCATAGCGGTTTCTAAAGATTGGTAAATATCCTTTGTCATATCAAGGCTAGTTAAGCGCGCAATCGTCGTGGCTCGTGCCAATGCGCTATCGTGCATTTCTTTTACTAACACCTTGCTGGCAAGCATTTTCTTTTGGCGCAAAAACTCAATGGCTTGTTTGGGTTCTACGCCAATGGCAAACTTAGGTGCGCTCGGCATTGGCAGCTCCTAATAAATCAGCTAAAAATACCGCACTTGCCAAATAAGCTTGATGGCTTTCACTGGTTAAATCAGGATAAAGTGCGATCAGTTTTTCCTGTGCTTCGTCATAGCTTTCACTTGCCATGACTACGCCTACAATTTGTTTCATCATAGGATCAAGCTGTTGATTAAAATCCGCATTTGCCAGTGCATCATCAATCAAACCGTCCAGTTCATCTTGTTCGTCCTTTTTACCATCTTGAGCCGACAACGCAGCAGCACGACAACCGCAAGTACAACCTTTGCCGTGATTCAACATGGCAGAAAGTGCGGTCGTTTTTTCGTCCGTTTTCTCGCCTTGCGGTGTGCTTAAAATCAGTTCGCCTTCTTGTGGCTCAGGAATCCCTAATTTATCCCGCACCCAACTTTCCGAAATCTGCACCCCAATGCCCGTAAGTTTAGGGATGGCATCTGCAAATACCGATAAATCTTCATATTCTTTCGTGTCAAACTCAAAATAAGGGACACGATGTGGCGCAATATTCGGATCAACATTAATTTGCAAATACGGCAAAATGATTTGTTGAGTGATGGTTTGCGCAATTTGTTTTGCATCGCTAACCATCAAATCACGACGCACTTCATTATGCACATTACCTAACGCATTGGTGGAGCTTTTACCATCCGCCCCCGATGTTAAGGTTTGCCCCAAAATCAACCGAGCAATAGATTTCTCGCACCAATCAACCATTTGTAAAAATGGATTATTACCCGATGCTGCACCCGCATTAGCGACGTTATGCAGTTCAATCTGCATCGATTCAGGCATAATGCCTGCCGCGTTATGCCCAATTTCAGCCAACGCACGCAGTAACGTGCGTTTCTCCGCATTAGTGGCACCAGCACCATATTTACCAATGCGAATCGGCATACCATAAAGCTCTAAAAACTCGGCAAAATCACGCACAGAATAATGCTTATACATATAAAGCCATGCCAATGTGCGATATAAGCCATCACGAGCCAACTGTGTCGAACGAGATTTATGGCGATGTACCACCCAACCAAAAGGACGTAAAGGCTCACCCATTTGATTAGCTGGCGTGCGTAATAATAAACTATCCTCTTTATCCAATTTAAACCAAGACTGCGGACAAGGTTTAAAGCCTTTGGGAACCCATTTGCCATCTACTTGCGCCCATTGAATTTCCAACGCCGAAAAACCGTGTCCCACGGCATCCATTAAATCGATAAACAAGTCTTCAAGATTGGGATATTGATAAAATAACTCATCAATCTCTGCTTGCAATTTTTCTTCTGCAGGGGTTGCATTACGTGGTTCAACAATACGCCAATCTAGCGTTAAAACTGAACGCTTACGTGTCATCATATTGGCGGCAATACTGCTATCTTGTTCTTCAATATCCATGAAAAGTTGATGCTGCGCCTGAATATCGCCGTTTTCGGCATCCTCTAAAATCTGCTTTAATTTTGAAGGCGTAATTTTTGCAGAGGGGTGATCATCTAATACACGCCCCGTTGCAGTTACTTCCGCATCATCGGTTTGTGTTGGCTCTGTTTCATTACCTTTTAAAAGGTTTTTAACCTTATCAATAAATCCCATTTAATCCGCCTTTAATGTTTCCATATTGAATAAAGATCGTCTTCATCTTCGTATTCATCTGATTCAATCTCATTCAGTTGATTTAACCCAATCCACTCAATCGCTGCCGAACTACCCACGGCATTACGCCACAACATTTCCAGCGCATCCGGGCCATCATCATGGTCTGCTTTCGGAAAATGGCGTAACTGGGAAATCAGTGTAGCTTGCGAGCTATGCAACAAAATTAAGCCATTCACCATGTGGGGTTGTAGGCTCTCAATACGCAACATTTTGTCTGTATTTGGTTTAGTTGCCGTCGCTGGAACAGGAATGCCACGTTGTGCCGAGCGTTTCACTAATTCATCTTTTAAAAACTCTTGGAATTGCACCGTTTCAACAAACCACCGCTGACAGTGGTATTGCTTCTGCATACGGATCACATCTTCAATAATTAAATCAGGCAAACGTTTCTTCACTTGCGCTTCCACAACATATAACTTGCCTGTTTCTCGGTGATACCCACCCACTAAAATGGCAGAGGGGTCACGGCTTGCCCCTGCTTTTCCTAAGGATGGGTCAAGCGCACCGAAATAAATTAAATTTGCTGGCAATTCCGTCCAATAAGTCAAACTATTGGCAAACATCGCATCATCACTGCTTAACGGGTCATTTTGATATTCCGAATCAAAGGTGGCATGCCCATCACGAGCGCGAATCTTCATCAAGGTTAAAATAGGACGAGCAGCCCAGCTCACTACTGCGCCTTTATCCATTGCCGCTTGATTTTGCGTATAGAAAGCATCAGCCACCGCTTCGCCTTCGTTTAAGTAGAAGTCCTCCCACTTATCCCACAGGCTCATATCATCAGGCTGACGAATTAAGGCTTTAAACTTAGCTGTCTTCCACGCTTTACTCGATAAAGTGCGGTTTAAAACACTGTCGTAATGGAGAATAGTCCCGATATACACCACATCTAACTTATCCCCAGCTGCCCCTAACGGAAGGACGGTTTTCTTCAACCAATCGTGCAATTTGTCACGCTGTTCGGGACTACGCACTTGTTCGTCATTTTCAATATCATCCAGTACCACCAAATCAGGACGATACGCCCCATGGCGTAAACCACGCAATTTTTTGCCAGAGCCTGCTACTTGCACTTTTTGATTGGCTTTCGTGATAATAGTTGCGGCTTGCCACACACGCCCTTGTCCAGCCATTTCAGGGAAATCAATGCGCAAACGTTGGTTAAATTCCAACTCTACTTTAATGGCTTCCAACATTGGATAGGCTTGGTCGATACTATCCATCACAATCAACGCATAGCGTTTTTTCTGTGTCACAAGACAGTAAAGTGTAAAGAGCTGGGAAACCAAGGTCGATTTAGCTTCACCACGTGGCGCAGCAATGGCTAAATGCACTGATGATGGCTGTTGTAATACTTGTGGCAACTGCTCAAAAAGATAGTTATGCAACTGCGAACGAGAGCTAGAACGCACATAATGCGGAAAGTAATTCGACACAAAAAAGTCATAGCCCGAAACAGGATCTAACACCTTTTTGCGTCGCTCACTAATGGCAGCAAGAGAATCATCCCACCCCTCAAACTTTGCCTCGACCTTTTGTCGCAAGCTGTCTGAATAGGCTTTTAATTCGGCTAAAAGCTCTTTATTTCTCATTTTATTTACTCTTACATGGCGTGACTAATAAACCGATAAAAAGGAACCAGCCCCAGCCACTCACACCATGTTTTAATAAAAAGTAGGCACAAATAATGGAAACAATACAGGGCAAATAATGAATTAGCAGTCTCATTCTTTATATTCCTTTTTTAAGATTGCACCGAACTCGTTTAATGCGTCGATAATGACATCAAGTACTTGTTTATCCGTTGTTTTTGTTTGCACATAATCCCCGAACATCATCATTGTCTTAACAGCCGTCGCCAGTTCCGACACTTCCGGCAATAACCGCTTACTACTCGCCACCATTTTTGAATAGCTATCACCCAAACCTTGGATCAGTTTAGCTTTATCGCTGACTGGCAAGTCTTCCGTATGACGTAGCTCTTCCATGGTCTTTTCAAAGTAGATCACAAAAGTGGTGAGCATACCGCGCGCTACGTCTTCCACTTTGCCACTTGCCATGGTATTCGCATCACGCACCGTGTCCCAGTTGTCACCACGTGCTTCCGCTTCTTTTTTCCAACGGCGCGCCGTGTTGTAGGATACTTTGGCTTTTTCTGCTGCTTGTTCTAGCGTCAGGCAATCAAACACATAGCAACGGCGTACATAAGCCTTGGTTTTTTCATCGTGTGCCATATTCACTAGCCTCCTAATTTGGCTTTGATTAGCTCAAATCCAACCGATACCAATAAACCGCCCAAACCACCAACTAAAGCGGATCGCACCCCCAATTTAGCCATACTGTTTTCTACCTTAGCTAAACGGACATCAATATCATCCACACGCCCATCTAAACGGTCGATTTTATGATTGACTGCACGGGTCAAACCTAAAATTTCATCTAGTTTTGCATTTGTTTGTGCGCTTTCGGTTAATTGCTCTAAGCGTTTCCGATCTCTTGCTGACATTATTTATCTGCCTTGTTATCTAATTTTTTCGTAATGGACTGCAATTGCTCAGAAATTGCCCCTAATTTATCTAAAATGCTTTGATTGGTGATACCAGCCACTTCTTTTGAGACATAATCGCGCTTAACTTCTTTAACTTCGTCATGCAGGCTTTTAAACTCACTGTCTAATTTCTTAAACCACACACCAATAAAGAACACCGCAACAGATACCAACCCATTAAAAATCATCATCCCATTAATGTGCACTTCCATTTTCACCTCGCTGACAAATAGTTCGATATGTATCGTTATGCACTTTAATTTGACGCAAAGTTTCTGTCGTATCTTGACGGCTTGCGGAGATCAACGAGAAACCGGCACAGCTTGCATTAATCACGGAGATCCCCTGACTTGTGCAACCCATCAATAAGAGTGTCACGGTCAGCATTGCGACTGTTTTCTTCATGTTGTTTTCTCGTTTCATAATGTTTCACCTGCGTACCAGAGACAGCTTTTTCACGCACCAACTGCTCGTTATCTTTTAATAATCGGTCAATTTCACGCCCGGCACGTTTGAGCTTAAATACCACATAACCACAAATAGCCAGTGCAGTACCTGAGCCGATTAAAATCATCTGTAACGTCATTAAATCCCCCTTGGTCTATCCGTTTGTTCCGGTTCGACATAGACTTCTCCTGTGATCGGTTCTTCTGACTTGGTTTGTTTGGCTTGATATGCCATTACAGCACCCTTGGTTGCAGCCGAACCACCGCAAAAACAAGCGAAATAAAAGAACAAATCAGTGACCGTAGAACGGTCAAGATAAACGGCATAAATCAGCACACCGGCCATGACTAAGAAACCGAAAAACTGAATAAAACCTGTCGTACTCGCACGACCATCACTATTGGTAAATAATTCAAAAAACTTATTCATCGGCATAACCTCCACATAATCGCTTTAGCTGGGGTTGGTCTCCCGCGTGCGATATAACTCCACGCATTCTTACTGTAAGAGTGCGGTCGTTTTTTCGGTTGTTTCCCTTTATTGCCTAACCAGCTAAACATGCGTTTAAACACGCCTAAAAATTTAAACTTCATTATCAATTGCTCCATATTTAAGATTGCCCGCCACGCGACGAACCCAGCCTTTACCAAAGGTTGCAAAAGTGCCAAGTTTGCAATAAAACTCTAGGCGTTCTGCATTCAAACGCATAATCACATCAGATATCGCCATCTTCTTAATTGCCGCAATGGTCATATTGCCAATAATGCCGTCATCCGCCACATTCACCGCACGTTGCAACATACGGCTTGCATTACCTAATCCATGATTTACAGCCGCATCAAAAAATTGGAAAGCCACCGCTTCAGGCATCTTGTCGCATTGATAACGCAACCAAAAGGCGGAGTAGTAGATTTTAAAAGCCTGATCACGAGTCATCGCACGCATATTGCCCTGATAACCATTTGCCTGAGCTGTGCGTTTAGTAATCCCCCAATTGGTTTCACCTCCTGGGTCTCTTGGGTCATTAACGTAGCCGCCTTCATGACCAATTAAACGGTTGAAAATCTGTGTAAAATTTAAAGACATAAAAAAATACCCTTAATCTATTAATGATTAAGGGTATTATCGAAAAAAGAGAGTAAGATGAAGAGAGGAGCGGTTTCAGCACTAAAACAAGGCAAGATTATGGGTTTCTTCAGGATGGCGCACCTGTGCCAAAATCTCCCAACCGCTCCGATCAGAAAGTTGATATTTAGGGCAAAGCTCAAGCATAGCCATACGCCCTGATTTATTTAAATGCTGGGTAAGATAATCATAATCGGCTTTAAAACGATAATTACGCAACACACGCAATGCTGTTTGGCAACGAGGAATATACAGCCACTCCCCACGAAAAACCTCTCGTAATTTCACCGCACTTTCCAAACCAATTAATGCTTTAAGCTTAGGAAAATAATGCACCCCATCAGTAAATCGAAAGGTTGCCCCACCAAAGTTTGTAATGATCTTTTCAACAGTAGGAAACCCAACCAAATCAACCATCTGTTGCACGGTTTCCGGTAGAAGTTCCGCTACATCTTCCAAATTCGCCACCATAATCACCTCCGCAATGTTATTTTTTGCTCATTCTCACACGGAAATTTTAAAAAGGCGGTATTTTTGAAAAAAAAAAGATAAAAAAAATCCCACCGAAGTGGGATTTGACTAAAACTTTTCAATAGGGCGGTCATCTGCCTTTGTAACTTCCAGTTTAGGCAATGATATTTTTATTTCAACTGAATAACTCTGACCGTGAAAACTCATTACGTCCATTTCAATAAATCTTGTATCTTTTGGAAGTCTAGAAATTATATCTTCTGATGAAGAAAATCTTTGCCCTGACTTCAAAATTGAATTCAACTTATCGGTTTCTACATAAAAGAGTTTTTGAGATGTACGCTCTTTTGATTCTAGAATATCTAATTTTGAATCAACATTATTTATTTTCTGTCCTGTTTTAGTTGATGCTAAAATATCGTCAAAACGATTTGCAATACCATCTTTATCCGCAACTTGATAAAGAGAAAAACCTGATTTAATTAATCCTCGAAATAATTCCCAAAAATCAGCTCTTGCAATACTTGCATCGGTTAGACGAAGAATAACTCCATTTGTTTTATTTTTATCTAAAGTAATGACTATATTAAATTTTGCTCCATAAAGCGATTCATATCCTTCAGGAGCACAAATTCTAGATTCGGAATAAGCCATACATTTTCCAAAATACTTGAATCGCTCTAAAAAATCATTCTTATGAATATCAAACGGATAATCTTTGAATATTTTAATTTCTTCTTTTGCATGGTCAAACACCCCTGCATTGACAGCAAAAGAGCTGGCAAGCAATATAATCACAAATAAATTCTTCATAAAAAATCCAATAAAAAAGACTCCAAAGAGCCTTTAATTTACACCTACCAACAATTTCTTACAACGCCTTTTTATTCCGATCATACACTGCCAACATCTGCACCACCTTCTTCAACTGCCACGGCTGTAACCAATGTACAAACTGCACTTTAAAAGATCGCTTGGCAATGCCGTCGGCATATTCTTTGGTTAAACCGTGTTTTGCCAAAAGTGCGGTGATTTTTGCCAGATAAATTTTCTTATCTTCACGCGGTGCGGCACGATTGCCCCAAAAGTTAGAGCCGGATTTAAAGCCCTTTTGCACCATCACATTCAACACTTGATGCAATTCATCATCCGACATTTCAGTGCAACTGGTTTTGCCTGTTGTGTTGGCAAGCAAACCACGGTAGGTTTCATCATCAAGCCCCAACTGGCTTTTGCCGATATGGATTTTCGCGATTAATCTTTTCCGGTTATTCATTAATTCTTGCTCCTCTTAAAATTTGTCGCATACGTTCTATGTGTTGTCGCTGCAATTCTGCATCCTTTGCTCGTTCTTCCTTACTTTTTGGCGGAGGCGGTGGCAATTCCGGATATTCTCGACGTGGCAAAGTAGCTAAAAATTCTTTTGGCGTCGGAAACCATTCATTATTTTGTGCCCAAAGCATAAAAGCTGATTCAAATCTTGGTTGGTCTAATGGTTGATCATAGTGTCGTTTATAAGTAATAACTCGATACCACGCCTCCAACGTGGGTTTAATCACATCTTCCGTCGGCGAATTTTTCAACCGCAACAAAATCAGCATTGACACCCCTTTTGCCAGCACCGGCTTTAGCCACTGATTTCCTGCGCCCATTCCAACGCTCCCCGCACTGTGTTCATTTTGCTACTCGGCGCACGTGTCGTTTGCGCCGAATGGCTGTGATTCACCGATTGAACAACCGCCACTGCTGTGCTAACCGGTTTAAATCCGGCGATAATTTCCAATAGATAACCGTGCGACTTCATCGGCAAGGTAAAGTTGGCGCGATTTGCCATCATCTGATTAATGGCATAAATCCACGTTTCAGGCGGCGCTGGAAAATCACGACCATCGCGCCGAATGGTTTGTGATTTAATCATTGGCGTGAGTTCGCTTAAAATCGTAGCAACACGTTCAAAAGTGAGCGCACTTTTCGCTGGACGAAATAATCCCAAATAACGGATCAATGCTTCACCAAGTTCGCCATTAACCAACAACGCTGCATTTAAGGCATCACTAGCGGCTTTATTGGCAATTAGCACATCCAACGAGCTCAACGCCCCGCAAGCCGGGCATTTACATTTCATTTTAAAACTCCTTTAAACTAGGTTTAAAACACATTACTCAGCCCACTTCATCTAACTTATCCCC